TTATTCATCATCCGATTCCGCGCTGTACTCCACATCAGAGAGTTTAACCTCAAGCTCTAAGCCCGTCGTGAAGCCGCTATTATTCAGATTATGAGTCACCTTACTGATTAACCATGATTGCTCGTCTATAACGCGCTTAAAGCCTGACACACGCACTGGTGTCTCAGGGAATAAATCAGCCCTACCAAGCGCCAGCGTAATTGAAAACTCCGCAACGCCTCGCTGCAGCTTATCCCACTTAGCCTGAGCGGCGCGCATCGCCTGCGCCTTAGAAGCGTAGACCGTCGTCAGCGCCAGCACGTTATCGGCCTCACCAGCCATATACTCACCCTCGCGCGCTTCCGGCTCTTTTTTGGCCTTTGTCTTTTTGCTGACCGGCTTTGCTTTGGGGTGCTCCAGTGCGCGCAGGTGCTTCTCTTTTGGCTTACGTTTCAGCGTCACTTTTTGCTTTTGCGGCTTCGGGTCTTTGGTGTGCAACCATTTTGCCGTTACGCCGGTATAAGCTCCACGGTCGGCAATGGCAAACTGATGACGGTCGCCATCGCTGCGGGTCAGGGTCATTTGCGGGACGGGTTTACCGCTGGCCGTCATCGCACTACCGGCTTTCAGAAACAGGAGTTTACCCGCTTTCACTGACACCGCCGCCCCATTGCGGTCAGCCAGCCGGTTCAGAAATACGGCGTCGGACTCCTGCGACTGGTCGATATGCGGTACCGGTATTTTTTTCAGCGAATCCGCGACACTGGCCGTCAGTTTATTGCGCTTTGCAATGGTGCTGACCAGCTCACCGAGGGTGGTGTCGTGCCATGACTCCTCACGCCGTGAATTGAGCGTTCCGCGAAAATCTGCACTACGCGCCCGAATGGTCAGGGTATCAGGTGCGCCCCGATGCTCAATCTCATCGACAGTGAAATCGCCCTTATTCAGAAGCGCCGAACCCTGCCAGCCAAGCCACAGCGTCAGCACAGCCCCACGCAGGGGTAACTCGACTTTGCCGTCGGTGTCGTCGAGCTCAATGTCGAGCTGGTCAGCCTCAAAGCCCCTGTTGTCGGTCATGGTGAGAGAAATCAGCCGGTCACTAAAATTGCTGGTAATGTCCTGACTGTTCAGCGTCAGCATAAATGCCGGTGCAAGGCTGGTACCGGCGTCAATGGTCATGCCCGTAATCATGCGGTTAGTCCTCCGAGCGCACCCTGCAGCTTGTCAGTCAGATTACCGGCAGAGCCGAGTAGCTCGCTTGCCTGCTTATTCAGGTCGCCAAACATTGCCGTCAGTGATTCATCGACTCGTTTCAGCGAAAGGGTGAAATCAATCTTTCTGGCCGCTCCGTCGCTGAAAAACTCGGCATGCGTGGTCGACACCTTATCGACGATATACATCCCGAAGATATTGCCGGTTCCCTCAATAAGCGGCCATGCCCTGCCCTCGTCGGCCATCAATTCAACAGCCAGCAGGGATATGCGACCGCCGGTAATAGCAGGGTAAAGCGTACCGGCAAGCTGGATCGAGTTCTCCCCCTCGCCGAGAAACTGATATGCAGGAGGTTTGCCGACCCGGTCATTAGACGCCCAGCGATAATCTTTCGAGTGTTGCATCGACTGATAAGGCAGGGTGCGGCGTTCAAACACAAACATTCCAAGCGCAAGCATCATCGTTTATTCCTCTCAGTCATGGCCCATACTGGCACGCTGACGCGCACGCTTTTCGCGCTCAATCTGTTCGAGCGTGTCGCGTAGCTGTCTGTCAAGCTGATGCCCCGGCGCAACACCTCCCGGCAGAGTGATGTTGTATTCGCTTTTGCTCTGGTCAATGTAAGAGCGCCCTGCAGGTGCGGTAACTGGCTGATAAGCCTGATAGCCGCCATATGTGCTGGTTGCCGGGATGTAGGAATTACCCTGCGTGGCGGCGTTGGTTTTGGCGGCTGTCTGGTCGAGGCTGTCCGATTCTTTGTTGATGATGCCGAGTTTTTCGAGAAGCCAGTCGACACCGCTGCGCAGCTTGTTAAAAACATTTAGCGGAGCCATCAAGGCAGAGGCCAGTGCCTGACCAAAAATAACGCCGACATTTTTGCAGCTATCAAGCGTTTCCTGCGTGGCCTTGACCGGGGCAATCAGGTCTTTAAACCATTGCCAGACGGCGCGCAGCTTCTCACCGAGTCCGTCAAAGATTGGAGCCAGTGGAGCGAACATTTCCCCGACCGGTGCAAAGGCGCTCATGATGCCCTCAATCACCCCCGAGAAAAATGCGCTGATGGGCTCCCAATATTTGCGGATGAGTAGCGCCCCGGCCACAATCGCCGCACCGACGGCCACAATCGGCCAGGTAATCGCACCGAGCGCTGTCACAATAGCACTACCAGCAACAGTAAAGACCGTACCCAACACGCCAGCAGCGGCGATAATGGCGTTAATCCCCATGACAACCGGCCACGCAACGAGACCAATGCCGCCGATGATACCAATCAGAGCAAGTGCGCCACCGGCAATAATGCCGATAGTTGTCGCCAGACCTTTGTTTTTCTGGATCCAGCCGTCGAGCTTTAACACGTATTGTGTGGCGGTTTGGGTGAGTTTACGCAGCGAGCCCTCTTGCTGGTCAAAAAGGTCGGTACCGACTGCCTCATAAGCCGACTGGAACTCTTTAAAGTCGCCACCGAGGTTATCCTGCATAACCTTAACCAGCTCCTCGGTTTTACCGTCCGAGGCTTTAAACGCGGCAGTGAGCCGGTCAAGTTTGCCGCTTGAGGCTGCTTCCATAAGCACCGCCGCCGCCGAACTGGCCTCCTCGCCGAAAATGGTTTTCATGTACTCGCCACGCTGGCTTGTCCCGAGGTTGTTTTTCTCAAAGCTGCGCTGCATTTCTTTCAGGATGGAGAATATCGGGCGCGTGTTCCCCTTGCTGTCGGACGTTTTGACGCCGAGTTCCTTAATGGCCTCAAACGCTTTTCCGGTGGGAGCCTGCAGGCGGCTGAGAATGGCGCGGCTACCGGTACCCGCCATTGACCCGGTGATTTTGGCGTCGTGCAGCGCACCGACCATTGCGGCGGTTTGCTCGATGCTCACCCCGGCATTTTTCGCCACTGGCGCGGCATAGGTCAGCGCGTCGCTCAGTCCGTCAAAATCGGCGGCGGTTTTGTTCATTGTCATCGAGAGAACGTCGCCAATGTGAGCAATCTTGTCGTTTGAAAGTTGAAACGCTGATTTCATCCCGGTCAGCAGCGCAGCGTTTTCCTCCATTGAGCGCCGGTTTGACAGCGCCATATTCAGCGTGACTGGCGTCGCCGCCTGAATGGCAGCAGCGTCACCGCCGCTTTTCGCAATGATGATTTGCGCGCTCGCTGCGTCATCTGCAGAGGCTGCAGTATTGTCGCCGAGCTGGCGCGCCTGTTTGCGTAACGCCTGCATTTCTGGCGACTGCTTATCGACCCCAAGCACAGCCTGCAGTTCGGAATTTTTCTGCGCAAAGTCATAACCGGGCATCAGTAATTTAACCCCGGCCATCGTTCCCGCTGTCGCGATACCGACCCCGGCAGCACCGGCTGCGGCCATGTTACCGGCAAGCTCCGTCGTTTCGCTGATGGAGGTTTTGAGCCGACGCTCATCGGCAGACAGGGTGCGGGTATTAATACCGGCCTGCATCAGCTCGGAGCGCTGACGCTGTACCGACGTTCTCAGGCTGTTGTATTTCGTCTGCAGCTCAGAGGCGGCTCGCTTTGCCGCTTCTAGTGCCTGCGCCTGCGCGCGGGTCGGACTGGTGGTGTTTTTAAACTGCACGGCCAGCTCACCGGCCTCGCGTTTCGCTTTCTCAAGCGACTGACTGGTCACGGCCAGTTGCGCGCTTGCCTTACGAAAGCCGTCGATTTTTGACGCCTGACCGTTCAGGTCACGCAGCCCTTTTTGTGTGTCGCGAATATCACCCGACAGGGATTTACTCGCGGTCTGGATGGATTTAAGCGGTCGGGTCGCCTGGTCGACCGCTTTCAGCAATACCTCAAGCCTCAGGTTATTACTCATTGTGGTTTCCGCTACGCTGCAGCGCCTTTTCGCGCCATGTGATGAGCTCGGTCAGGCTCAGGGAATAGAGCTCTGATGGCGACCAGTGGAATATCACTGCGATATCCGCCATCAGGTCATCGGTCGACAGGTCGGGCGGAAAATCTACTCCGCCGAAGCCGGTGACAAAAAACCAATCACCTTAGCGGCCAGCGATAACATGTCGGGCAGGTTCATCGCGGTCAGTTCCTGCGTGGTGAGCGCGGGATACGTCATGCGGGGCAGGACTTTAATCAGCGCATCGACCTCAGACTGCGCCACCGCCGCCAGACTGACGCCGCGCAGGGTACCGGCGTTCGGCTCAATCAGAGTGACTTTATCAATCGTCTGACCAGCACGCTTAATCGGCTTGTCGAGGGTCACGACGTTCGGGTTTACGGTGTCAATTTCATTGCCAGCCGTATCAACAAATTCAGCGGTTTTACGTGGTGCTTTTGCCATGATGTTTTTCTCTGCTCTGAATGAGGATTAATAACCGGCCAGCAGTGCTGACCGGTCAGGGAATTACAGCCCGATTGCGCGGCGGTGCTGTTCCAGACGGTCGACGCCGTTCACCTTCTCGACCATGTTGACGGTATCGATTTCGATGACGTCGCTACCATCAATCGTGAGGCGGTAATAGGTGCAGACGGTCGACAGTTTTGTCGAGGTGTTTTCACCCTGCTTGTTCTCTCCGCCGTCGATTTCTTTATGACGGCCACGCATGACCACCTCGACCGCGATGATTTCGCCGGTGTCGTCACGCTGGTAAGAGCCAGCAAAGCGCAGCGGTACGGCGTCAGCACCCGGCGCGGCATACTGCGCCCACAGCGCCACATCAGGCAGGCCACCGACAGACCATTCGACGGTGAGCGCATCGTCGTCGAGACCGAGGTCAATCGCCGCCGCGCCATTCATGCCGCCACCGCGATAGTTTTCGAGCTTGCGGGTCAGTTTCGGCAACGTCACGGATTCAACAACGCCCATGTAGCTCAGGCCGTCATTGAACATGTTCAGATATTTGAGTTTGCGGGGTAGTGCCATGTTGTTTCAGGCTCCTTAGCTGTTGACCGATTCAGCCAGATTCACCAGATATTTATCGGTGATACGCTGGCGCAGGGTCAGGCTTTCCAGTGGTGGAACCGGCGTATAGTCGTAGTCGATATACAGTTTCCCGGCCTTGAGGGTTTCCTTATCGTTCGATTCCTCGTCGAACCAGCATTCACCGTCCACGATGTAGCCATTTGATTTCAGCTCGCGGAATTTAGCATTAATGCCGTCGACAATGTCGCGGATAAGCGATGCAGTGATGGGTTTATCGACCGCCCACATGTGCGCCTCGGCCATCGTATCGGCCAGCACCTGCGCGGTGCGGGTGTAGTTCTCAAACAGGAAAAGCGGGTCATCAGAGCAGGTGCGGTTCCCCCAGAAGCGGAAACCATCTTTGCGCACCAGCGTCGTGACCCCGGCCTCATTGAGCAGGTCAGCATCGGTGCCGGATGCCTGCAAATCCCAAAAGACTGAGGCGCTGATACCGGTGACACCCTGCACGCCGACGTTAGACAGGGTTTTATGCCAGCCGACAGTCTGGTCGATATAGGCGCGCAGGCCGAGTGCACGCGCAGTGGCGTAGGCCGTTGCGGTGGCGTTCGCGGTGGTGTCCCACGCAAGGAAGTCAGGCCAGATAACCATCAGCTCGCGCTGACTAAAGTTATCGCGGTATTTGATGGCGTCAGAAATGGTCTTACAACCCCATGCGCTGACGTAACCAAACGCACGCAGGCTGATACAGACCGACGCAAGTGCGACTGCGACCTCTTTGGTATCGAGACCCGGCACGCCGAGAATGCGCGGCTTAACGCCGGTGACCGCTTCGGCAGTCAACAGCGCCTTGATACCTGTGTATTTACCGTTCTCATCCGTCCCGCCGATGATGTTAGAAATGGTCTGCGCTTCCGCGTCGTCTCCGGCACCTTCGGCAACGCGCACGACAACGGTGACGGGTTTTGACTGGTCGGCGATGGCCTGCAGGGAGGCAGACAACGTGCCTTTTTTACCGGCTTTCGCAATGGCGCTCTGCACATTGGTAATCAGTACCGGCTCGTTGAGGGGAAATGTCGCGGCATCCGCATCGCTGGCCGTGCAGACCATGCCGACGATTGCAGTCGCGACCGTAGAAATAACACGCGTTCCGTCATTGATTTCGATGACCTGCGTGCCGTGGTGAAAATCACTCATCCGGTTAACTCCGTGGTTAGTGGGCGAGTGTTATTGTCCTGGCTGGTCTGGTGAGGGGCTATTTGTCGGCGATGGGTGGCCGATGGCACATAAATAAATCATAAAAAAAGACGGGCATCAGCCCGCCTTGTCTTATTCCGGTTTAACCGGCCACTCGATATCCGGTGCCATGGCGGTGTCGACCGCGTCCAGAACATCAAGATAATCCAGCCACTCATTATATCGAGCCAGTTCATCTCCCTTAAGTCGACCAAGTGCAGCTTTACCCGGCCATTGTTTCGCGCTAATAAAATTATTAGCGTCATCAATGCGTCGTTTTTTCTCCTGCTCTGTAGCGAATAACAGCATCTCTTTTGTCGGAGGTGGAATGGTCACCCAGGCAGGCCGATTATCTTTACTGCCAAGAGTTTTACCAGCAGGAGCACTGACCATATAGTAAAGCGTTTTTTCCTTCTCAGTCATTTCGATAGCATCGTCAGGAAGAGTCCCTCTGAGAAGGTAATCACTCATCACGCGAGAGTCGTAAAACCCGCACGTACTGGCTGAAAAATAAATAGTGTTTTCCATATTTAGTACCCAAAGCAAAGGGCAGTGATGTTATTGCCACCACCTGAGAAGTTATAAACCTGTATTGCATTCAGACCAGCAGGTATGTACGTTGGACTGATAGTAATATCCCCTATGGGGCCATCTTTTGGCGTTAATACCGCACCGACAAATTGAGTCGGAAATGACGTCGGAAGCTGAAACCTGTACCCTGCTGGATCTGTTCCCGGACATACACACTCCACTGATTGCACATAGATACCGCCAGGCTGTCTGAACCACATACCATTAGACGTTGCACCACTTGAAAAAAACGACATATCCGGCAGTTGATTAACCCCATTACCAACACTGCGTTTTGCTGCGTCATTTAATCCAAGGTGTTGTAAAAATAATGCGACATCGGGGATATCTGCACCATTCTGACTTTTCTGCATAGCCCCATTAATTCGCGCATCGTCACCAGCCGCAACGGTATTTGACGTTGTACCCACATTACGGACAGCACTGTCACCCAGTCCAATATTTTGACGAGCCAGAGCCGGGTTTGATAAATCTGCGAGATTGCGTTCTTTCGCGAGTCGCGCGTTTGCATTATCCATCGCAATTTTTACTGCTTTCGGCGTTGCCGCCTGCGCTTCGCTGTCACTTGCCACGCTACTGTTGAGCTGCACAAATCCTTTTTCCGCCGTTGAGGCGTCCGGATGATTGCGGGATTGCTCGTGTGCTTTGAGTTTACTGTCGGTATAGCTCTTTACCTCGATAACCTTGTCGTCGACATACTGACGGGTTGCCAGCACGACCGACGGGTCGATTTTCAGGGTGATGGCCGACGTACTCGATACAATGAGAATCATGCGAATGGTCTGCGTGCGGCCGCTTCCCTCCTGCAGTTGTGGCTTGTAGGTCTCCGGGCAGTTCGCCACGGCAATCAGAATGCCGTCGTCATCGTAAAGACCAATCTCGCGGATCCAGAAACCGCCCTCATTCTCGGGAATAATCTGTTCCGCGATAATCTGGCTGGTATTGGCCGGGTCAACGGTCAGCAGGTTCAGCGGCGCGATGCGCTTCTGGTTAATGAGCTTCGTCTGCGCCGGGTCAGGGGTCGGCAGCACACCATTAGCATCACCGACGGCCATCTGCGTCAGGTTGAGTCTGGTGCCGAGTGCCGCCGCGTTCGCCAGTCGCGCCGCGCCCTGATTGGTCAGAATGGCAAAATATTTTGCGGTCATGCGTTCACTCTCAGGTTATCAATCAAATGGATGGCCGAAGCCGGGTAATATTCACCGCCGACGACAATTTCCTCGGGGGTGTAGGGGTAAACGGTCAGCGCATCGCCGTCGTAACATCCCGCGCCGACATACAACTCGCCGGTCGAGCTCAGGCTGATAGCCAGCCCCGTCAGGTGACGGCTTGCCGGTTTGGCGTCTTCAATCAGGCGCTCAAGCTCCCGATACATTTCGTCAGTGATTCCACTGTCGAGCACACCGACAACGAGGCGGAATGTGCCGGGCTCCTCGTCGAGCTGCCACCACTCGCGCACCTCAATCAGAAAGCCGAGCGGCTCAACCACCCGACGCAATGCGCTGATGGTGCCTTTGTGTTGATGGACGAAAAACGAGGAAGCGCAGACGCTGCGCTTTGTCGCCTCCGGCCACTTCTCATCCCACCTGTCGACCGACAGCGCCCACGCCAGATACGGCAGCAGCTTTACCGGGCAGGTGCGCCAGTTCCACAGGGTGCGCAGCGGTACCGGCACACGCTGAATCTCAGAGAGAGCGGCAGCGGCGGCGACCTCCAGCGGTGACGAGCCAACGGGTAACAGCCGGTCACTCATCTGAGCCCCCGATAGTTATCTGGTACTCGGTGCAGTTCGACGCCTGCGACTTACTCAGCACAATGTCGGCCTGAGGTGATGCCAGCTCGACACGCTGCACCCCCTCAACATGCAGCGCCGCCGACAGACGGATATCACGCCCGAGGCGGTGCTGCGCGCTGATGTAGTTCTGCAGCTTCTGCTCTGATGCCTGCCTGATGGGCTCAGATTCGGGGCCGGGGTAAACGTAGAGCGTCGCATCAATCTGGTACGGCACAATCTCGGCTGACTGGACAGTCACCCGGTCGGCCACCGGGCGCACATCCTCGGCATTCAGCGCCTTTTCAACGATTGCCAGTAACTCAGGGCTGGCGGTGCCGTCATCCTCGCGGGATAGCACGGTAATCGTCACGCAGGCTGGCGACGGGCTTGCGACCGACACGTCAGCGACCCGCCCGTCGGCGCTGCGACCGTGATACTCATATGCCCCGACCGGCCCCGCCACGCTCAAGCCCTCAAACGCCTGTTGCGTGCGCAGACGCAGGTCGGTATCGGATTCCATAACGGCAGGCGTCGGCGGGATGGTGGTGTCATCCGCCGGGGTGATAGTCAGGCGTTCGGTATTGTTGTTCCCGGCCACGACGTCGAGGTCGTTACCGGCGGAATAGGCCAGCGTCACCGCCTGCGCGGCTTCGTTCACCCGCTGACGCCAGATAACTTCACGGTAGGCGTTTTCCTGCAGCAGCTTAACAATCGGCTCTGACTCAAGTGTGAGCGTCCGGGCAATGGCCTCCTGCTGGTCTTCGGGATAGAGCGAAATCAGCGTCGCAATGCGTTCCGCAAGGATGGTTTCATAGTCCAGTTCCTCAACCACATCGGGAACGGGTAACTGACTCAGGTCAACGGTTGCCATAGTGATTTAACTCAGTGAAACAGTGGTTGAAACTGACGCACCGGTATCGGTACGCATCCCGGTAATATCGACATACATTTCGCCAGCGTCGCCGGTCTCAAAGCTGATGGCGGTAAGCCGGATGCGCGGCTCCCACTTCTGGATAGCCGAATAGCACGCCACCATAATTTGCAGCCTGAGCGCCGGGTTTTGCGGCATATCAATCAGCGCCGACAGAAGCGAGCCATATTCTCGACGCATTACCCGCGAGCCGACCGGCGTCAGCAGAATATCGCGCATGCTCTGACTGATGTGCTCGGTATCGCTGATGCCGAGGCCGGTATTTCGGTTCATACCCTGATAACGCGCTGTCATATCGGCGCCCCCGTTTGCCCGCCGCTGTCGCCGGGGTGTTTATGGGTGTGGAGCACTTTGCCATTAGATGACAGTGACCCGCCGGAATGTTCGATATTTCCGCTCATCTTCCCGCCCTTTTGCACCTCAAGCGTCGCCGTCGTTAGCTTATTGGTGCAAATCACCTCAGGGGTGTCGAGGGTGATACTGGTCGAGGCTTTCACCAGTACCAGCGGCACGGTTGCGGTGATGGACTCCGATGCCGTCACGTCGGCTGTTTTGATGCCGCTGACCGTCAGCGCGCCGGTCTCTGGCTCGTACTCAATGACCGCCCCATCAGGGAAAGCCACATGCCACGCATCCGCCGAGGCAGACGGGGCGGGGTTATCGTCGGAGAAAATCCCCGGCAGCACGAAAGCGGTATCAAGCTCGCCACCGATTGCCAGCAGCAGAACCTGCTCACCGACCGAGGGAGCCCACCACGTGCGCGAACGACCGGCGCGGGTGGTCAGCCAGTTCAGCCATGTAGTCTGGATCCCGCCGCTTTGTACGCGGCACAGCCCCTGCACGGTATCGACCTCAGTCACCACGCCTGAGCGGATGAGGTTGCGAATCGCGCGCGCGAGCTCCTGTATCGTGGATAACGTATTCATAGTGCAAGGATGCCTCTGGTCTGGAGTCGCGCCAATTCGCGCGGCTCCGGTGGTGGTTCACACAATATTTATTTGCCGAGGTGACTGATAATGACGTCTTCAATCATCTGCTCATCGTCGCGGGTGAAACCGAGCAACGGGCGCGCCTCGTACTGCACATCCCGGCTGTTGCGGTTTGGCCGGTCTTTGAGTCCGTACTGATGCACCCGCGCCATGCGCTGCACCTTGCCGGTAAACTCCACCACCACCGCACTGTCGCTGCCTTTGGCTTTCATAAAACGACTGGTGCGCAGTCTGGCGAACATTTCGCGCTTAATGCGGCCTTTCTTGCTTCGCACTGGCTGGCGCTTTCGCGCCGCATACGGGGTGCCGTCGGGAGCCTGCTGGCGCTTGATACGTTGTTGCTGACTGGTACGCAGCTTTTTCGCAATCTCAGCCGCCATTTGCCGACGCGCCGCCGGTGACAGGCTGGCAATCAGACCGGCAAGACGTTCCTGCAGCGCGGTTAAGTCACTCATCCCACTTACTCACCAGTTCGCCGTTAACGTACAGCTCGACCGGACGCGTCACCGGCTCAGGCAGCGGCGGCTCATGGGCATAGCTGACATGCAGCGCGCCGTCGACCTCTTTGACGAGCGTGCGCTCGGTCAGCCTCAGGCTGATACTGATATCGAGCGAATCGTCGTTATTGATATCAATAATCCAGGTGAATCCTTTTTCCCGCCCGTCGTCGGTGGTCATAATGTCCGGCTGATGTTCACGCAGCCACGCCTGCACCGGCACGAATATCAAATCAAGGTCGCCGGTGAAGTCGGTCACCACCACGTTAAGCACGTACACCTTTTCAAACGACAACGAGCTCGCCAGCCGGGAATCGGTATGGCCGTTGTCGGCAAACAGGCGCAGCATATCGGGGTTGTTTCTGAGCTGCGGCACGGCGTTAATCAGCGCTTTGCGCAGGCTTTTGTGCTTCTGCATCGAGTTCATCCTGACAGTGTTTGACGGTTTTGACCTGCAGCGCGCAGGCGGTCAGTGCGCCCTCAAGACGGCGGATATCCGCGCTCAGGTCGCCATTGGTTTCCGGGTCACTTCCCGGCATCGGGCAAAGGCTCACCCTCGGGCATCCGCTGACCACAATCACCGGCGCTGGCGCAGGCGGTGCGGATGTGCAACCGACGCACAACGTCAGGCAAAGCAGCGTTATACCAGCGGCGAAAGGCTTCATTTTCATTAAGTAACCTCGTTATCGTCTGCTCACGGCGGCTGGCCTCTGCGCTTGCCTTTGCGAGCTGTTCGCGCAGTACCACCTGCGCGGATTCATTACGTCGGGCGAGTGTACCGGCAACACTGAGCTGATTTTTCAGCATGCCAATCGTCGTCTTTTGTTCGCTCGCGACGCGGTTTGCCGTCTCAAAGGAGCGGGATAAATTGCCGTTCTCATGGCGCAACCACAGCAGCCCGAGCACAGCCAGCACCAGCGCCGAGGCCAGAAAAATCACAATGACTCTGGACACAGACCAGCCCCCTCAATGCGCTGGCGGTAAGTCTCGCGAACGGCCTTAAAGGTCAGAACACAAAGCAGGTACATCAGCGCGGTAAGGATCCAGCCAGCACCGAGCAGGCAACCGGCGGTAACAGAGAAACGGATAAGAGACCATGCGCGACCAGCTTTCGACCCTTTGCGGCAAAAGGCGGCGCGGAATACCTTCATCAACTCAGGATTGACGGGAATACCTTTTCCCGTATTGAGCCGCCAGTGGTCATAAGCGACCACAGCGGCGAGGCTCGCCGTAATGCAGACAAAACAGACATAGAGTGCCCACGCGGCAACAAAATTCATTGCAGCACTTTGCGGCGATACCAGCCCCCAAAGCAGAACCAGTACCAGCAAGGCATCGAACATCAGGGAACGTAAATATTTTTCATTGGGTTACTCCTTTCATGCAATACGCCAGTTCCCGCGCGCGGCGGTTTTCCAGCCCTTTGTTTTTAGTGCCATTGACGTACACCCAGCGGGTAAGCTGGTCGCATGCCTGCCACCACTGATGACGCTTGATGTAAGAGACCAGCGTCGAGCGACAGGCCGCGCCTGTGCCGACGTTAAAAGAGAAACTGACCAGCGCGTCGTAAACCGGCTGCGGCATGGTGACCGGCACGCAGACCGCGAGACGGCGCTCGGTGTTCAGCACGTCGGCGACCAGATTTGCCGCCGCTTCGCGCTCGGTGATATCGCGTTTCGGTACCACCCCGGCAGTGTGGCCGATGCCTGACGTCCACACGCCCGCGCTGCACTGGTAAGGTGTCAGGCGACACCCTTCGAGGTCGGCAATCAGTGCCAGACCATCAGGCGAGGTGTTCAGCAGACGAAAATCAGGCATCAGTGCCGCCAGCGCCAGCACTGCGGCCACACTGCAACGTTTAACGATTGAGCTCACGGGTCACCCCTTTGTCGATTCCCATTTCTGTCAGGTAACGAAAGGTTTTGCGCCGGTACCAGAAATTCACCGCCGCCGTAAAAATGGCGCACAAACTACCCACATACAGCGCCAGTTTTTCGGGCGACATTGCCCCGAAATACGCCAGCCCCACGGCCAGCCAGTAGGCTATAAATGTGGTGATTTTTTCCATACTCAGTCCCATAGGTTCAGGGTCTCCGCCGTGGGTGATGTTTCAACGTCGGGCAGGTCAATCGCCGCGCCATGCGGCAGAATGACGCCCCGCTCAGACAGACCGGGATTAGCCTGCAGCACCGCCTCGACCACACCCTCAGTACGCCCGTAATACCGGGCACAAAGCGCGTCAAGGGTGTCGCCCTGCATCGCGTAGACTTTCATCAGAGCTGACCCACGATGCAGCGTGGTTTATCCTGCAGGCGCGAGACCGACCAGCGCATATCCCGCCACAGGTCATCAATCGTGGTTTCGACGCTGTCGGCTTTTTTGTCACCCTTACCAGTGGCCTCAACGCCGCGATAACGCTCATACAGGGTGGCGGTCGCCATCGCCGTCACGGCGCTGAGGTAGTGGAAAACGCGCACATTCTCACCGTCGATTTCCTCGGCGTCAGGCACGTCGGCCAGTTGCTTAAACCCGGCGGCAATCTGGCGCAGCCGGTAGTCGTAAAGCTCCGCATTGGTTTCCGCCATGCCGGTCTTGATGGCGTTACGCAGGCGCGCATCGGAAACCGTCTGCTCAAGGCGCATCAGCTCGCGCACCCGCTTCGGATCCACATCAGGGAAAAAGAACGTGTTTTTAATCACTGCGTCGCCCGTCTCCGGTGCGGGAATCACCACGCCCGGTACGTCCTGCGGTTCGTCGGGCTGATTCAGTATTACTGTCGTCATGACAACCTCATTAGGTTGGGCGGTGGACGCCGGTCGCCGTCAGGGTCAAAACCCGCTTTGACCGGCGTGCCGCCCGGCTCGGGGAGCGTTCAGTTAACCGGCGGTTTTTACCGCCTTTGGTGGACGCCCGCGCTTTGCCGCCGGTTTGGTGGCAGGTTTGCGCGTGCGCGGTTTAGTCGTTTTGCGGGGTGCCGCCTCTGGCTTTGGCTTTAATGCGCGCTCCAGCCGCTCAATCTCTTTGCGCACACCGGCATTGCGGTCGAGCTGCATCGCGCGCTGAAACTGCGCCAGCGCTTCGGCGTTCTGACCGGCATCGCGCAGGGTCAGGCCGGTCACCTTATGCAGACGGGCGCGCACCATATCGGGAACGTCAGCACCGTCGGTCAGGCTGAGAGTGGTCAGCAGTAATGCGAGGTCGACAGGCTCACCGGCATCGCGCAGGCGCTGTGCGGCAAGTGCCACCTCCTCAACCAGCATGTAAGGTGTTGTGCGGCGATGGTCAGAGGTGAGGCCGTATTTCAGCGCGTAGGGTGCAATTTCCAGCGCGCCAGCTATATCACCGGCATCGAGACGCCACAGCATGACGGTCATGACAATGTCATCCTGCGCACCACGGCCATCAGCCAGCACACCGGCGACCCACGGCGCATAGAACGTCAGCAGCTCGCGCTTTTTCTCGGCTTTACGCTCGTTTGAACGGATGTTTTTTAACGTGCGGCGGTCTTCGGCCAGCTTTACCAGCATCTGCTCATAGGCGGTTGCATGGCGCAGCGGGGCTTGTTCCCGCTGCGCGGCTTGAGAGGCCGAGACCCGCATCATGTGACGCTGTGCGGGGCTCGTCATGGGCTTACTCTCCGCTTTCCGGTGCTGCAGGTGCGGTGAAATCGCCCAGGGTGATGTTTTCCAGCAGGCAACCGGCGGCATACGCCTCGACCACATAGTCGATGTTCATCGACTCGTAGTTTTCCACGCGGTCTTTCTTCGGGTTCTCATCAATGCTGCGGCGGTGACTCTCATCCATGAAGTAGATAGAGAGGTTTTCCAGCGTGGTGACGAACACCGCATTCGCCGGGAAGTACGGCACGCGCACGGCTGGCAGGTTGCCGATGCGCTTCTGGCTGATGATGATATCCGCCGCGAGCGACTCGGTGTTTTCCTGCTGTTTGTTGACCAGCGGGAAATATTTGTCGGCCAGCAGCTTACGGCCAACGATAGCAACGAGTTTCGGGTCATCCTGATAAATTTCGTCAATCAGGGTGTTGGTACCGTCCATCACCAGCGCGTCGAGGTTCTCATAGTCGCCGTTCTTACCGACACGAATCACCGCCGAAACGACCTTCCCGTCAGCGTCGGTGGTGTTGCTCATCACGCGCGCCGGGGCTTCGTTGCGGTACTTCTGCAGCCAGCCGACGACCACATCCTGCAGCATCGGGTTTTTGCTGCGGTCTGAGGTATCAGCGCGGGTGGTACCGTTGAACCCGGCCATGATGAAATCCAGTGCCTGACGCTGGACAATGGCGTCGCGGATGCGGCGCTGGAAGTCCTGAAAACGCGCCCACAGGTCGAGGCGTTTATAGGTCAGGTGGAAGTCAAAGTTAATCTGATTGCACTCGTACTTGTTGGACTCAAGCGCGGTGAAATCTGCGGTCTGGCGCTCTTTGTCGCCCGAGGTGTCGGTCGTGCTGGCGATGGTGCCGGTCACACCGACACCGATTTTCTCACCCTTCATTTCTGCGACCGGCAGAATATTAATCGTCTGCAGAAAAGCGGATGACGCCTGCACGGTGTTCATCAGCGTTTGCGTGACGGACGGCTCGACGGTGAATTTTTTGCTGACGTCATCAACGCTGATGCCGTTCAGTTTGGCGAGCTGGGTCAGATAGGCATTGAACTTAAAACGGGTTTCCTGACGCATAGTATTTCCTGTTTGAATTAATCGGTTAGTCACAGCATCGGGCGGGGTTACCGCCCGGTTTCGGTCTGCGGTTTATCAGCAGTCGGTTAGCAGCTCATCGCCGCCACCGCCACTGGCTTTCGTGCGTCGCGGCTGGCTGAAACTTTCTGTTTTGTCGAGGGTGGTTTTCAGGGCAGAAAATGCCTGGCTGGTTTCTTCAACTTTGCCGGTCACTTCCTGTTTGAAAGAGGCAAACGCGGCTTCCATACCTGAAATGCGCTCCTCCTGTTTGGTCAGGTTGGTCTGCACATGCTCGCTGACGGTGGTCACCGCCTCATGCACATCATTCAGGCGCGCATCGTCGCTGACCTGCTTACGGCTGAAAATGGCTTTCACCTTATCGGCCAGGCTGTTGAGCACCGTGTCGGGAACGTCTTCAAATTCCAGCTCGGCCAGCGTGGCGGCGGAAAAGACGTTTTCAGGGTTGGCCTTAAAGCGCTGCAGCGGGTTGTGCTTCGCGTTGCGGCAGAATTCGAGGTATTCAGTGCCGAGGCTCGCCGGGTCATCGGTGACCGCAAGGCCAACGAGGTAGCATTTGCCGGTATTGGCAAAATTCGGCTGAATTTCCATTGAGGTGTAGACCTTCTGCGCGGCTTTATTCATCGCGATAAGGTCATCGGTCGGGGTGATTTTAGCGAACAACGCCCATTTGCCGTTAAGCGCAGAATCGTCGTCAATCTTCTCGGCTTTCAGCTCGACCACATCGCCATAACGCTTGAATACGCCATCAGGCAGCAGGCCGCGCAGGTGTTCAAGGTTGATACGGCAACCGTAGACGCGCGGGTCGTAGGTTTCGGCCATTTCCTGAATATCGCTGGCGCTGATAATGCGCCCGTCGCAGGTATCACCCTCGACGCCGATGCGAAAGAACTTTGAGACTTTTTTTGCCATTGTCAGGAGTCCTGAGGTTGGGGTTACTGGTCACCGCCAGTTTCCAGACTCAGGACACGCCAGACCACCAATGACGACTGGATAACCGCCCACACAACAGCACCTTAGCGAATCACTGACGGCCATTAAGTAGCCTTGCCCTGAATCCACTACGGCGAGGCATCAATGACCATTTCCACCGATACAACCTTGTTGCATGACCCGCGACGGCAGGCATCGCTGCTTTACTGGCAGGGTTTTTCCGTGCCACAGATTGCCGAAATGCTACAGGTCAAGCGCCCTACCGTGCAGAGCTGGAAGCAGCGCGACGGCTGGGACGGCATCGCACCGATTTCCCGCGTCGAAAGCAGCCTTGAGGCGCGCCTGATTCAGCTCATCGCCAAGCCGCAAAAGTCAGGCGGCGATTTCAAAGAAATTGACCTGCTCGGGCGGCAGATTGAGCGACTGGCGCGCGTTAACCGCTACAGTCAGACCGGTAACGAGGTCGACCTTAACCCCAATGTCGCCAACCGCAACAAGGGCGAGCGCAAGAAGCCGAAAAAGAACTTTTTCAGCGACGAGGCTATCGGGAAGCTGGAGGAACTATTTTTCGACCAGTCTTTCGAGTACCAGTTGCAGTGGTACCGCGCAGGACTGGCGCACCGTATTCGCGATATTCTCAAATCCCGCCAGATTGGCGCGACGTTCTATTTCTCCCGCGAGGCGCTGCTGCGCGCGCTCAAGACCGGCCACAACCAGATATTTCTGTCGGCCAGTAAAACGCAGGCTTACGTGTTCCGCGAGTACATCATCCAGTTTGCGCGGCTGGTCGACGTCGACCTGACCGGCGACCCGATTGTCATCGGCAACAACGGCGCAAAGCTGATTTTTCTCGGTACCAATTCCAACACCGCGCAGAGCCATAACGGCGACCTGTATGTCGATGAAATATTCTGGATCCCGAATTTTCAGAAGCTGCGCAAAGTCGCGTCTGGCATGGCCTCGCAGAAGCACCTGCGCTCAACCTACTTTTCGACACCTTCCACGCTGGCGCACAGCGCTTACCCCTTCTGGTCTGGCGAGCTGTTCAACAAGGGGCGCAGCCGGATTGCCGACCGCATCGAAATCGACATCAGTCACAGCGCGCTCGCCGGTGGCCAGCTCTGCGACGATGGCCAGTGGCGGCAGATTGTCACCATTGAGGATGCCCTTGCCGGTGGCTGCACCCTGTTTGACCTCGACCAGCTCAAACGCGAAAACAGTGATGAGGACTTTAAGAACCTGTTTATGTGCGAGTTTGTCGACGATAAAGCGTCGGTATTCCCGTTCGAGGAGCTGCAGCGCTGCATGGTCGACGTGATGGAAGAATGGGAGGACTTTGCCCCGTTCGCCGACCATCCGTTCGGCTCGCGTCCTGTCTGGATTGGCTACGACCCGTCACACACTGGCGACAGCGCCGGATGCGTCGTGCTCGCACCGCCGGTGGTCTCGGGTGGCAAGTTCCGCATGCTGGAGCGCCACCAGTGGAAAGGCATGGACTTTGCCGCGCAGGCAGAGGGCATTCGCAAATTGACCGAGAAATACAACGTCGAATACATCGGCATTGACGCAACCGGCCTCGGTCTCGGCGTATTCCAGTTGGTGCGCTCATTCTACCCGGCGGCTCGCGGCATCCGTTACACACCTGAGATGAAAACCGCGATGGTGCTCAAGGCAAAAGACACCATTCGCCGTGGCTGTCTGGAATACGACGCAGGGGCTACCGACGTCACGCAGTCGTTTATGTCCATCCGCAAAACCATGACCAGCAGCGGGCGCAGCGCCACCTACGAGGCCAGCCGCACCGAGGAAGCCAGTCACGCCGATATCGCATGGGCGACCATGCACGCCCTGTTAAACGAACCGCTTTCCGCCGGTAGCGGCATGCAGCCTAAATCCATTCTGGAGTTTAATTAATGAAAAATAACGTTTTCTCACAAAGCCAGATTCAGGCAATGGCCGATATTTTGCACAATGACAGCTTTGACTATCAGGCAACATGGTTGCGTGTCGGGAAACTCAATATCGACCGCAGCATCACCAAATCGCGCCAGATTGGCGCAACGCAGCTCTTTAGCCGTGAGGCACTGCTCGATGCGCTGACAACGGGCGATAATCAGGTCTGGTTTGCTCACACCATTGAGCATGCGCGCGTGGCGCTGATGTACATGAACAACCTTTCGGCGCGCGTCGGCGTCCGCCTGACGAGTAACGGCCACAGCCTGCAGCTCGACGACGGTGCGGTTATCAGCTTTGTCGGCGAGGAATCCCATTGTGCCGCACTGGCGGGTAACGTCTACCTTGATGAGTTCGGGTGGTTCAGTAACCCGCGAAATGCGGCAAAAATCGCGGCGGCTATCGCCTGCCATAAACGCCACAATCTGACGATATTCACTACACCATCAGACAGCTACGCAGCATTCAGGGTGTGGAACGGCACAACCCGCAAACATCGACCGTCACCGCTAATCAATACCGGCGACAGCGTATTTTGCACCGATGGTGTATGGCGTCAGTCGGTCACTCTGGATGCAGCATGCCAGCGCGGGTGCAATCTCTTTGCGCCCGAGGAAATTAAACGCGAATACAGCGGCGAGGATTATCGCCTGCTGTTTGGCTGTGACTGGTCTTTCGCTGTTGCAGCGGGTGAGGTGGCAGCATGAGCAAGCGCAAGCCACGCAAAGCAGTCGCCACGACCGCCAGCGCCCCACAAAAAATGGAGGCATTCACCTTCGGCGAGCCGGTGCCGGTACTCGATAAGCGCGACATTCTGGATTACGTCGAGTGCATCAGTAACGGCAAATGGTACGAGCCGCCGGTCAGCTTCTCCGGGCTGGCAAAGAGCCTGCGCTCTGCCGTGCATCACAGCTCACCGATTTACGTTAAACGCAACGTGCTCGCGAGCACCTACATTCCGCACCCGTTGTTATCCCGTCAAGATTTCAGCCGCTTTGCACTCGACTATCTGGTTTTCGGCAACGCCTTTCTTGAGCAGCGCCACAGCGTCACCGGCCAGTTAATCAAGCTGCTGGCTTCACCAGCCAAATACACCCGGCGCGGGGTCGACGATTCTATATTCTGGTTTGTGGAAAACTTCACCCTGCCGCATGAGTTCGCGCCTGATACCGTGTTTCACCTGCTGGAGCCTGATATTAACCAAGAGATTTACGGCCTGCCCGAATATCTCAGCGCGCTTAATTCTGCCTGGCTGAATGAATCCGCGACGCTGTTCCGCCGCAAGTATTACCAGAACGGCGCGCATGCGGGTTACATCATGTATGTGACCGACCCGGCGCAGAGCGCGACCGACGTCGAATCGCTGCGCGAGGCGATGCGAAACTCGAAAGGGCTCGGCAACTTTAAGAACCTGTTTTTCTACGCTCCCGGCGGAAAACCGGACGGCATCAAAATCGTGCCACTGAGCGAGGTCGCCACAAAGGATGACTTTTTCAACATCAAGAAAGCCAGCGCCGCCGACCTGATGGACGCGCACCGCGTACCGTTCCAGCTCATGGGCGGCAAGCCCGAGAATATCGGCTCGCTCGGTGACGTTGAGAAGGTGGCAAAGGTATTTGTGCGTAACGAGCTGTCACCACTACAGGACAGATTCAGAGAGGTAAACGACTGGCTCGGCATGGAGGTCATCAGGTTCAAAGAGTACACCCTCGACAACCCGGAATAATCCCCCTCAAGCCGCCAGCATGGCGGCTTTTTCATACCCCGCCACTATCACGCCTCAGACGCGCCATGCGCGCACGACCACACACAACCACCAACGAGCCGACCGCAACCACGACAGCGCCATCACGACGCGCTCAGACGATAATTTTTATTATTACGCACCACCGCTGGCGCGCAATGCTTTCCCCGCCACGCCTGCCCGCTTTATGGGGCGGTTTTAATGCAGTTGCATGACTACTCTGGATCCGCGCCAGCTCTGGCGGCGCACTGCCAGAACAGGCAAGCCTGACGCATGCAAAACAATGCACCTGTTGCATGCACGGCTAAAAAACGGGAAATTCGCGGAGAATTGACATAAAAAAACCGGTTTTAATAGTGCCGGTCTGGGGCGGATATTCAGGGGCAGGCTAACGCCTCGCGGGGCTCGTTGTTCAACCCCGCCAGCACTGAAAGCGAGTTTCAGCACCGGCGGCGTTTGTTACTATATTGTTTAATTGTCGAGTATCGAATCGACCTCACCCGTTCGCACGTTGACGCGTGCCGCTACGGTCTGTTTGACCACGCCGCCATAGGCATTAGTACCGCGAAACGTTGTTTTTACAACGGCATGCGGGTCTTTATTCAAAATCAGATGGTAGACCGTTGAAACGTGTTTATAAGAGGAATCATCATTCATGCTGGCTTTTATCAGCTTCTCTAACGGGCGATAAGAGCCATCCCAACCGCTAAAATTACCCTGAAATGCGTCAAGGTTGATTTTATTATTCAGAGATTGTGGATCCTTCTCGAAGTCGTTGAAACACCAACCCAACACATCACCGAGCTTTAACGCATCATCTTTAGTAAAAGCGTACTCACTCATACAGGCATAAAAGGCATCAGCAGAGCTGGCCGGTACACCTTTGAAGCCCACATAGCCTTTAACGATATCGTGCCGGGTTTCTTTTGGCTCGTTGCGATATTCTTTGAGGGTTTTATCTGCGTACTCAAACGTTGGCGTAGCCGGTTCCGCTTTAACCGCCGGTACGTCAGTTTTTGCCACAGGCTGACTTTTTTCAGTCGGCCATAAGATTGAGCCAATAACGCCCAGCGCCAGACAGCCACCAAGGTAAACCGCACTGGAGCGCTTACGGTTCGGCATTCGAACCAGCGACGGCTTGATTAACCCCACGATAAAAGCAATAAAGAGAGCCAGAGATAAAAATGCTATTAAGGTATCCATGATTTTCCTTTGTGTGTAATCCCCATACAAAACAACCCCATGCTATCAAACATGGGGTCGAAGGTTGCACATATTTCAGGGATTAACGCCAGCTCTCATCTTCCCACACTTCCTGAAGGATACTATCCAGCGCTTCGCGGTCTGAATCTTTATCGAACCCCATCAGCTCAACACCGGTCATGGATCCCTTTTTAACAGTAACGCGCGTTGACGGGAAAACAGACTGTATCCGCCTAGTCAATTCGCACTGAAAAGCATCAATTACCGGCTGGCCTATTTTTTGGTCTTTATCCAACGTGATATTTACCTTCACTTTGCTCTCCTTTGCAAAAGTCTCATCGACAGGCGGAGCGGAAAACACAACGGAAAAATTATTGTTTTTCATTAGGTTGCCTTTTGCTATTTCCGCAATCAAATTTAAGGCAATTTCTCGGTCTCGCTCCTGACAAGTACCCTCAGTCGTCAGACGCGCAATCATTTCGACACGTTCAATCATGACGTGCTCTCTCAACTCTCTATCCACACAACCTCCACAACGAGATACTGTATAAACATACAGTAGCACGTATCGACAAATGGTGTGAAGAAAAAAATCGCAAAGAAATACACTGTATGTACATGATATGGATGAACATTGCCGCTTACTCTTTCGTTGCCATTTCTGCTAAAGCCGCAACACGATTGAGGATTTTCCGAGCTTTAGCCTCATACGATGGTGCTGCGGAAAATATTTCTCCTTTGGCCGTTCCGCGTAGCCATTTGCCATCAAAACAACTTTTACCACCGGCCATCAGGTGCAGGGCTTCGCCCCGGCTGATATTAATGCCGGTTGTCAGATGTATCTCGTCGATAGTTTTCGCTATAGCTGCGTTTTGCTCATCCATTCCGTGGATGAATTTTCGCCGTGTTGCTGGCTTTTGCTTCCTGAGTCGGTTGGTCAACTCTCGTCTTTCACGCCGACTCAGTGGTTTTGTTAAATCCAGTATCGGTGGATCGCTTTCGCTTCCCGTACAGTTATTGACAGAACTCCGAGAGGGCGCAGGAGCGCCCTTAACGTCAACGGCCAAATCAACGGCACGCTTCGGCACAATTTTCCACTGCGTTAGCCGGGTTAAAATCGGGGTGTCAGCGCCGACGGCGGAATCGTACACGCCACGAATGCAGATAGTTTCCTCACCATACTGGTTAAACTCGGCGCGAGGCTCATACAGCGTGCGCACCTGCAAATCGTCGCGACGGACAAACGGGCCACCCTGCGCATTAACGTAACCAGCCCAGTCACCGGCGTCAGCGGCATCATGGACGGCGGCAAATTCAACGCTCAGACCGTGCGCGGTCTCGGTATCAGCGAGACGACGCAATTCACGGTAGACCGTCACCGGCGCGCCGCCAATAAACTGGAATTGACGGATGTGCCAGCGCGCCGCCCATGCTGATACGGCAGGAGCTGTATCTTTCAGCAGTTCACCGCTTTCGTCATCGGTTTCGCCATCAAGAGCATATCCGTCGATATTTTTCGAAATGTATTTAGCGACATAGCCGGTAGCGCTACCCTTCTCCGGGTCAATAGCTTCGGCGTGGAAACGTGCTTTTTTGGCTTTATCGCTTTTCAGCTCATGGCGGTCTTCTTTCCACGCATATTTACGAACAATGTAGCGAACGTATTCGACATCTTCCGGCAACATAAACATAAGCATGTGCCAGTGCGGCGTCCCATCATGATGAGGTTCTGCCACACGAATACCGAAAATACGAACACCTTCCCGGTGCAGTTTCGCCCGGATACGCGCCCAAATTTTGGTGAGATAGTTTTGCGTGTCCGACGGACTGGCTCCATTCCATTTGCTGTTACGGTAGCCCGCCTTAGTTGTGGCATGATACTTAGACGGTGCTGTCAGGGTGTAAAACTCCCCTACATAGCCGAGCTCATTGCAGATATTTTCAAACCCACGGATGCGGGTCATCAGTTCACAGCGACGTATTGCAGGGTTGGCGACCGAGCCATCGTATTTTTCAATCAGGCTGATGCGATTGCCGTCTTCGTCTTCAAGCTCCAACCCCTTGAGAAACTCGCGCGTTCGGCGCTTCTGCTCGCGCCAGTCAGTCACGCAGTTTTTACTCGCGTAGGCATGCTTTTTCTTGCTGACGTTGCCAACGGCAATATGCAGGTGTTCGCGCCATGCAGCCGCAATGCGTCGCAAGCGGCCACGCCACCAAACCTCATTAAACATACGGGTGATGGCAGGCGCTATTTCATCCTCGCCAACATATTTATTCGCCACTCGCTCCCAATGCGGCGGGGTAACGTTGAATTGCAGGGAAATGAAACCGGCTCGCATGTACCAGGTGTACAGCGTTTTAAGCTCGCTAAATCCGGTGTCATCAATGTCAGCCAGTTCAGCGCGAATGAAATTAGCGATATCAGCGGCCAACAGGTCAATATCGGCGCGCGACATATCCGGGAGGCGGTTATATCTGGCGACCATATTAACCATGCGTGACGCCAGATATTGCATAAGCTGGGTATCAAAATGACCACCGAAAACAGCGGCTGATACATTGCTGTTGATACCCGCGCACTCGTATTTTTTTGCGACCAGTTCAAGACGTGGTAATGCCTTTTTGCAGAAGCTGGTTAAAAAGGCATTGGCTCGTTGACTGCCCTGATTTTGCTCCAGCACTGCAGCGGTGCGATAAACGTCAAAGCGCACGCACTCAGGCTGGAGAGAAAGCACCTTTCTCGCATGCAGCAAAGCCGCGAACATACGGTCGCGGCGATACTGTTGGTCATAGGTGAGATATGGGCTGGCTATTGCCGACCGTGGAGCATTCCACGGATAAGCATAAGCAACCGTAGAGCTATGCATCAACGCTAGCCCCTTGAATGGCTGCTATGCATAGTTGCCCTACCCGCTCAATTTCTACCGCCATAGCGTCAATGGCAGTAATATCCGAGCCATGAATCTGATGGTGTATCAGGCCGGAAATAAGCTGGTTAATCTTCGGATAATAGCCGATAGTGTCGAGCCATTCTTCACCAGCTTTTTTTACCGGACTTAACGACTTTCTTTTCATTCAGGATGAATTGATATTGGTCGCTGGTAATAACCCATTTGTCACCTATTACAATGCGGAGGCTCATTTTTTACCCCCGGCAATAGAACGGATTACACCCAACGTCAGATAGCAATCATAAAGCGCACGGTGCGGATTCTCGTCAATTTCTTCCGGCCACGCATCCAACGATGTAGCGGCGTCGGTTAGTTTCTTGCATTTGTATTTGCGGCGTTTTTTATCCCACTCCCCGTTATATTCAGCATAGAGTTGCATAGCACACTCAGGCACACCAAAATAATCAGGGTCAACGCGAGAGCCTGACGCTTGCTCTAACATTCTCGCGTCAAATTTCGCATTATAAGCAACCCAGCCGTGCGATATTAGCTCTAAGACTTGAGGTAACATTTCTTTCCAGCTTGGCGCATCCTCAACCATTTCATCAGTGATGCCATGAATCTCGGCAGCTTCTGCCGGAATATCTTTGGATGGTTTAATAAGGGTGTTAAGCAGAATAGCACCGGTACAGTCGATGATTGATATTTCAATTATTTCGGCTTCTCTGTCCAGCCCCGTAGTTTCGGTATCAACAATAACGATATTTTTATTAATCCATCTGTTAGCAATCTCGCGTGGTGATTCCACTCGGTCAGAATGGTAAATAATACGGTCAGCCATCGCCCAGCATGTGCGGATAGCCTCATCAGGATTAGCATCATTAAACTGGTCTTTATGAGATAAAAAACCGTTAAATATCGCCGCGAAAAATGCCTCTCTTTTATTCAGTTCCATATTAAACACCTCTGTAATGTTTTGATTTGAGTTCTTCGATTTGCTGGCAGGTCACGCAAAAGGCCACGCCCGGAATCGCAATGCGGCGAGCTTCCGGGATTGGTGCGTCACACTCTTCGCATAGAAAACGGGAAGGCGCAGCGATACGGCTGCGCGCGTTGCTTATGTGGCGTTCGCGGTCTTCCTGCTCGCGCAGTTGTGCTAAATCCATTACATCGGCCATTAGTGCAGCTCCTGTGATTCGTTCTCAAAGCGGGTGGCTTCACGGCGCAGCAGTTCAGCGGCTTCGGTGCCGCTCATCCCCTCTTTGGTGATATGAATCGCCAGTGCCTCAAGACGGATTGAAACAGCGAGTGCGCGGTCTTTACGTTCTTCTTTTTTGGCATCGGTCAGCAATACGGCCAGCGCATCGCTATCAGTGTTAAAACTACGGGTTACGGTATTACGCATAATCGATTCTCCTGATTTCGGGCAATAAGAAGCCCGGCGGGTTTACGCCATTAAATTTCTGTTTGGATTAATTCGGCATGGTTAGCCGTTTGGGAAATAAACTCACCACTGCACGAAAATGATTCATCGCTGTAATAAGCGCCTTTTTCTCGTCAGTAGTCAGCTCACTTAATTCGAGCTCATGACGAGCCGCCGGGATTTTTGCCAGAAAGAAAATAGCGGCCAGCGCCCGATTATTTTCTTCAAATTGTGGGTCACGTTTATCGCGCATATCATCGACAAATCGCTCAACCTCTTTCCAGCTATCGCCCCAATATCTCGCGCGCAGTTCAGCCACATGATTGAGACCGGCCAGACGTTCGCCCGCTTTTAGCGGAACAGTTGCGGAAACAGCTTCGATAGCCATGATTCCCCCTGCTTTTGAGTAGAGAGGCCAGCCAGTAAATCAGCCTGTGAGCGGCTCGGGTGCCAACGCTTGCCGTCCTTACCTGCGATCCAGCCGTGGCCGTAGTGCATGCCGGGGCTTTGCTTGACGAGCAGAGACGCGAATGACGGTTCACTTTTCAGCATACGCACCTCAAATCAGCCCGAACGATGCGCCAATACCGCTCATGGTATCGACTACGCTCGACATAGCAGGATTAGTCTGCAGGCGCGCATGGAGCGCCAGCGCCGACAATGACAACATACGAATACCAGCGTTAACGCTCTCAATCATGTTGTGCTTACGGGCGGAGGTCAGGTGCTCATCAGAGACCGCACCGCTCGCCAGCTCGCCGAGTTCACTCATTGCGCGCATGACATAAGACTGCAATTTTTCTTTAGCCAGCTCATTAACCGGCACGCATGGCAGGCAATGAATCTGCGCCAGAAAACCATCAACGAGGGTTGAATCTTCGGTCAGGTCAGTCAGCAGCCACAATTCAGGCGGCGTGAACTGGTGAGGCTGTTCCGGGTTAAGCTTGTTACGTAACGTCTGAACATTCATACCCGCACGCTCGGCCAGCTTCGCCATGTTGTGACGCTGCGCAAAAGCCCGGCACGCTTCGTCATAGTGGGGATGTTTGGAAATCTGAAAATCAAACATGTTGAGCCCTCAAAATTCACATAAAGTGAATTACGCACCAATAACGAGTTGAAAACGGGAATGGCCCAATGCCTTACGCATTTGTTCCTCTTTCCAGCGGGCATAGTAGATACGAACTTGACCGCCAGCACGTTTACAGCCCTTACGGATAACGCGAGGTTCGATAGGTAAACGCGGGTTATCTCCGGTAGTCCAGCGGCGCGCGGTGCGGTATGACACCCCCTCAAGTTCTGCAAACTGTTGCAGGGTGACGATGGGTGCAGGCACTTTGATGATTGCGATTTCAGAAGCCATGTTGCATGATTCCCTATTTGCCAAAGATTGCAATTAAAGGGCCACCGTTTGCCAACATAGGGCCATCAATTGCATAGGTTTAGCCAAAATATACTTCCCAATTGAGAAGTAGTAAATAGGTTTTATCGACATGAGAATAGATTCTTTAGGATGGAGCAACGTTGATGTACTGGATCGCATCTGCGAGGCTTACGGATTTTCACAGAAAATTCAGCTAGCTAACCATTTCGATATTGCATCGAGCTCCCTCTCTAACAGATATACCCGAGGCGCTATTTCGTATGACTTTGCGGCACACTGCGCTCTTGAAACAGGGGCCAATCTGCAGTGGTTACTTACAGGAAAAGGGCAACCGTTCACATCTTCTGCGTCAGTCGAGGATACAATGAGCATCGAGTCATTCACATTAAGTGAAGAAATACTCAAAAGTGATGGTTCTATAACAGTCGACGCTCATTTTTTCACAAAGCCGCTTACAGATGCGATGGCTATACGAACAGAAGGAAAACTCCATTTCATTGATAAGCAGGCATCACTCTCTGACGGCCTTTGGCTGGTCGACATAGAGGGTGGAATTAGTATTCGAGAGCTAACAAAACTCCCGGGTAGAAAATTGCACGTTACTGGTGGAAAGGTTCCTTTTGAGTGCGGTATTGATGACATAAAGACGCTGGGTAGAGTGGTAGGTGTGTACAGCGAGGTTAATTGATGACTGTCCGTAAAAACCCCGCTGGAGGTTGGATTTGCGAGCTTTATCCTAACGGGGCAAAAGGTAAGCGAATCAGAAAGAAATTCGCCACCAAAGGTGAAGCCCTGGCCTTTGAACAATACACCGTACAAAATCCGTGGCAGGAGGAAAAGGAAGACAGGCGAACGCTAAAAGAATTGGTCGACGCATGGTATAGCGCTCATGGTATTACCTTGAGAGACGGACTAAAACGCCAGCTAGCTATGCACCATGCCTTTGAGTGTATGGGCGAACCACTCGCACGCGATTTCGATGCACAGATGTTTTCCCGCTACCGGGAAAAGCGGCTAAAGGGTGAGTATGCCCGCTCAAATAGGGTTAAAGAGGTTTCCCCTCGCACGCTTAATCTTGAACTCGCTTACTTCCGCGCGGTGTTCAATGAGTTAAATCGCCTCGGCGAATGGAAGGGTGAAAATCCTCTAAAAAATATGCGCCCTTTTCGCACAGAAGAAATGGAAATGGCTTGGTTAACTCACGACCAGATTGCGCAACTGCTCGGAGAGTGCAAACGCCATGACCACCCTGATTTAGAAACAGTGGTGAGAATCTGTCTCGCCACTGGCGCTCGATGGTCAGAAGCTGAGAGCCTGAAAAAAAGCCAGCTCGCGAAATACAAAATCACGTACACCAACACAAAAGGCAGAAAAAACCGCACCGTTCCCATCAGTAAAGAGCTTTATGACTCCCTACCTGATGACAAAAAAGGCCGACTGTTTAGTGATTGTTATGGGGCGTTCAGGTCTGCTCTGGAAAGGACAGGCATCGAATTACCGGCCGGGCAACTTACCCACGTTTTACGGCATACCTTCGCCAGCCATTTTATGATGAATGGTGGTAATATTCTGGTCTTGCAGCGCGTGCTTGGTCATACCGACATAAAAATGACGATGCGATATGCGCACTTTGCCCCTGACCATTTAGAGGATGCCGTTAAACTTAATCCACTGGCGATGAGTGGCGATAAAGTGGCGGTAGAAATGGCTCAAACTGGCCCTTAG